TGGAGTCTGCTCTCGTCAAAAACCGCATACGTGTGCATTCTGTAGTGGCGTTGCGAGAAGCGGGGCGATATTTTCTCAAAAATGGGAAACTCGTTCATTCCGGCGAACAAGCGGCGGAAGACGGAGCGGCAAAGGGCAAGGCGCACGGCGACGCAGCGATCGCTTTGTCGGCGGCAGTGTTGGGGATGGACGATTGGCCGGCTGAGAAACAAGAAGCCGCCAAGCCGGAAGCCCCCTACGGCAGCTTTCTTTGGCGACGTCAGCAGTACGAGAAGGCCCAGCGAAGCAAGGGACGAAAGTCTTATTGGTCTCCCGCGTACTGAGGGTTCTTAGCATGGACAGAAACCGCTTTGTCGCCTTGCGCGATAGCATCGAACCGAGCATGAAGCTGCTCGATCCGTTCCGCAACGAACTTGCTAGTGCCCTGAAAGCCTACTGCGGGCCTCACTATGGCGAACAGGCGGTAGACGCTCGACCGATCAACATGCTGGAGATGGCGGTTGAGAACATGCTTCAGCAGCTTTCGTCGCGGGCTCCGCAAGTGTTATGCGTAACACACAAGCAAAAGCTCAAGCCTTCGGCCTCACAGGAAGAGATGGCCCTCAATCGGACTCTCAAAGAAATCAAGTTTGAGCAGGAACATCGACTGTGGGTTTTATCCGCCATCTTCTCGGTCGGCATTATGAAGGTCGGCCTTGAGATTGTGGATTCGCCAGAGGTTGACGAAGAACCATTGCCGATGACCGACATCTTTTGCGAAGCGATCATGCTCGACGATTTCGTGTTCGACATGACCGCAACGAAGTGGAACAAGCGACAGGTTTCCTTCTGCGGCAACAAGTATCGAATGCCACTGGAAGAGGCGAAGGAAAATCGTCAGTTCAATAAAGAGGCTCGCAGTCGCCTCTCACCCGTCGAGAAACCTGGGAGCGACACCGACCGAACCGCCAGCGTCTCGAAGGGAACCGGGACAAATAGCGACCCGTTTGTTGAGATGGTTGAGTTGTGGGATATCTGGTGTCCTGAAACCAACGAGGTTGTGACGTTCTCCGTGGATGGCGGCGACGATCCCCTGCGAACGATCAGTTGGAAAGGCCCAAGCCACGGGCCGTATCATTTGCTCGGCTTTAATCCCGTGCTCAACAACATCATGCCGTTGCCGCCGATCGCAAACTGGATCGATTTGGACGATCTTGAGAATCGGCTTATCTCGAAACTCGGCGAACAAGCATCGCGGCAAAAGACTGTCGGCATCACGGATCTGCAATCGGTCTCTGACGGGCAGAACATCATCAAGACGATGGATGGCGACGTACTGGCGGTTGGGAATCCGAACGCATTCAAAGAGGCTCGTTTCGGCGGCGTCGATCAGCAAACGCTCGGTTTTGCCCTGAATATCAAGGCAATGTGCGATTTCGCGATGGGCAATCTTTCGGCGAACGCCGGGCTCGGTGCGTCAGCCGGGACGCTCGGCCAAGAGCAGCTTATCAAGCAGGCGTCGTCTGTTCGGATCGCGGCAATGCAAGGCGTGCTGCTCACGGCGACGACCGCCGTCATTCAAGACATTGCGTTTTATCTGCACTATCACCCGACGATTGAATACGACATGTCGTTACCGATCGAAGGGACGGACGTCGAGATTCCGGTGACGTGGCCTCGACAAGAAAACGAGTGGGGCGAGGAAATCGACGTCCGACGCGGCAAACACGATGACTACGACATTTCGATTCAGCCGTATTCCATGCAAGACGTGTCTCCCGGCCAGCGAGCGCAGTTATTGCGAGCAATCTGGCGTGAAGACATTTTGCCAGCAACCCAACTCGGACTACAGCCGGATATTTACACTTACTTGCAGACGCTTAGTAAATACTACGATCTGCCGGAGCTTGGCGACATTGTCCCGATGATGAACACGGCGTTGACTTCGACAAACAATGAGCCGATGCCGAAGTCGCCGGTCACGAATCGCACTTACACCCGCGAGAACGTCAGTCGCGGAATGACACCGGAAGCCGAGCAGCAACAGCAGGCGATGATGCTGATGGGCGGCGGCGGTAACAACAACAAGCAGGGAGCGGCATGATGCCAGCGTATCAATTCGTAACGGACCAGGGCGAACAGATCGAACTCCACCTTTCATTTACGGAGTTCGATCGTCGCGTAAAGAATGACACGATCACGCTCGATGACGGCCGCACGGCGCGGTACGACTGGTCGGGCCACTCATTCGTGTCGACGGTGCCAGCGAACTATCCAATGGTCTGCACGTCAGCTGGGGTGCATCCCAGCCAAGTCAAGGAACACATGGATTACCTCCGCAAACAAGGCTGCGGCCAAGTGAATCACACGAAGGACGGCGACCTAATCTTCGAGGATAAACACCAACGCAAGAAGGTGGTTGAAGCCCTCGGCATGTACGACCGCAACGGCGGGTACTCTGATCCCGCACCTCGTTATCGCACTTCTTGCAAGCGATATCGTTGACTTCTGTGTTGACCAGCGCGACGACGATTCCTAAATTTGAGAACGTCATTCCCATTTCTGAGAATTATTCCTGGTTTCAGGAATGCAATTCTCAAAAGTGAGAAAACTGATGGTTCACGAATAGGAGTCGGTTTATGCTTGTTCGCGGGTGGGAGCTATCGCGACTGTTTCAGGCTGAAGAATCTGGTGCTGGCGAGAGTGCTGGCGGTGGAGGTCAGCCTCCCGCGTCCCCTGAATCTTCCGCCCCCGCTCCGGCGTCTTCATCGAGTCCTTATTCTGTTGTCGATCCTGGCTACACCGCCGACGCACCAGAAGAGTCTTCGGACGATGTGCTGTCGGATCTGAAGGCGGAAAACGCCCCTAAAGAATCAAGTGCCGAGGAGGCACCAACCGAACCGGCTGAGAAATCGGCTGATGCCGGCGATAACGCCGAAGAATCCGCTGAATCTGACGAGGATTTTAGCGATGAGTTGCTCAGCCGAGCCGCTGCGCTTGGCTACACGGTGGCCGACATCAAGAGCTTCCGCAGCGAAAAGTCGCTGGAAAAGGAAGTCAGCCGTGTCGAGCGTATCCAGCAACGACTTGCCCAGCAGGTTTCGCCGCAGGTGAGCCCCGCCGAGCAACCAGAACCGACCGCCGCCCCCGATGCCGCTGCTGAGCCCGATTGGCAGCAGATGATTGCGGATGGGTACGACGAGAAGTTTGTCGAAATGCAGCAACGGACTTGGCAGCGAGCGCAGGCGGCGGAAGCCGGATTGCGTCAGCTTCAACAGGCCGCTCAGCAACGGGAGTTCGAGTCGCAAGTTGAGCGATTCGACCAAACCCTTGCTGATCTCGGCGAGGAATACAAGTCGCTGTTTGGCGAGGGGTCGATGCGGGATGTCAAAAAGACTTCCCCGGAATCGGCCAAGAAGCGAGTGGAGGTTTTCCACAAGTTTCAGCAGCTCAAAAACAGCTATTTGATGAATCGACTGCCGTTGCCGCCTGAAAAGGAACTCATCGAGGAGGCGGTTCATGCCCGCTTCTGGAAACAAACTAAAACCCTCGCACGCAAAGAACTCACGAACGACATCAAGAAAGCTGGCTCTCAAGCCTTGTCGCGTCCGCGATCAACCGGGCGGCAAGCACTGACCGGAGCAACTGCCGCTTTGGCGAAAGAGCAAGAGTTCTGGAAAAATCACTCGTGAAAATGCGTGCCTATGCAATAAGGAATCTCCATTATGGCTGGAACCGTAACCCCTCAAGACGTGGCTGATCTGGTACAGAGTATTCTGCCCGACCTGGACCGCCTGAATTGGGAGCAATGTGCCCAAGACCTGCAAGACTACGAAATGATGTCGCACTGGCTGAAGGACGACAAAATCGTCTTCGGCGACGGCATCAGTATTCGCAAGAACCTAATGACTCAGTTGGGCGGCGCAGCATCCCATACGGGAATGACCGACACCGACGACGTGGATATTCCCGATTTGATGGATGACATCACGGTTCCGTGGCGTCACGCTCAGACGAAGTGGGGCTACCACTACCAGACCGACATTCTGATGAATCGCGGCAAGTCCACGATCAACGACACGGTGAAGCCGCGTCGCGTGGGAGCCATGATCGATTTGGCGGCGGAACTGGAAGCGAAGGCTTGGCAAGTTCCGAACACGACC